TGTTGCAATGTACTTGAAAAGTCTTTACCGTTGGGCTAGTCAAGAGGATGTGGGTCTTATTGAAAGAAGCCCTATCCAATCGTTTAGGATGCCCAAAGCACCTCAACGGGATGAAGAGATTGTTGTTATTCCACGTCAAGAGCTAGCTATTGTTCTTGCTTCGTTGGAAGCGAAACAAACTTACCGTGCTACCAATTGGGCAACCTATTCGGAGTTTATGCTCCAAACTGCTATGCGTACTGGAGAAGTACGAGCATTGATGTGGGATGATATTAAGGATAATAAAATCCTTGTTCATCGTAACTATACTCTTACTCACGGTCTTAAGCACAGCACAAAAACAAATAAAAAACGTTGGGTTCCACTTAATCAAAAGTGCCAACAAATTCTTGCTGGTCTAGATCAAACCAGTGAGTTTCTTTTCCCTTGGGATCGTCTTGCTTTTCAAAGCTATTTCCGTAAAAGGATGTTAAAGCTGAAAGAAGCTGATTGGTATCTAATGTTTATCGTCCGTATGATTTGCGTCATACTGCCATTAGTCATTGGATTGAAGCTGGTATTCCTATTGCTCAGGTAGCATCTTGGGCTGGTAACACAGCTGATGTAATCTGGAAGCATTATGCTAATACCACCAAAGAATATGAGATTCCTGTTATCTAACCACACACTTACTCATGTCTGACACCACTTACGCTTGGAAAGTAGCAAACCTGGAACGTAACCTTGCTGATGGCGTGGTTACCACGGTTCACTACACCATTACCGCTCATGACGGCACCTATTCCAGTTCTGCTTATGGCAGCATTGGTCTTGAAGCACCTAATCCGGATACCATGATTCCTTATGGTGATCTTGATGAGTTCACCGTTGCTTCTTGGGTTGCCAACAAGTTTGGTGATGAAAAGGTTGGAGAAATCCAAGCCGCTCTTCAAGCTCAAATTGATCAACAGCGGACGCCTACGACTGGTTCTGGTGTCCCCTGGTAAACCACTACCCACTTATTACAATGCTTACCCTACTTGGCATTAAAGTCTCCTACGAGACCCTTCTGTTCTTTGGACTGTTTGTCGGCTCTGAAGTTGTTGGAGCTACCAAACTGAAGTCTAACGGTATCGTCCAACTGATTCTTGGCGGTATCAACGCTCTGAAGCCTCTTCGTAAAGAAGACGACAAGATTCAACAGATTAAAGATAGCCTGAAGTAATCAATGACTAAACGCTGCACTAAGTGTGGCGAAGATAAAGAACTAGATCAGTTTCCAAGTGAACGACGTAGCTCTGATGGAGTTACGGCACAATGCAAATCTTGCAGAAGTCAATACTATAAAGATTGGCGGGATAAGAAAGGTGGCAATCTCTATGATAGGACCATTCGATATGGTATGTCACCTGAAGAATATGAAGAGTTACTTGAAGAGCAACTTAATTGTTGCGCTTGTTGTGGCTCTTCTAATCCTAAGCGAAAATCCGGTTTTGTAATTGACCACGATCATAATACGGGTCTAGTTCGTGGACTCCTCTGTCATAACTGCAATATTGGGATTGGTCAACTTGGTGATTCAATATCTGGTGTGACTAACGCTTTAAATTATCTTCGTAAGCACTATGATTAAACTTAGAGTCCACCAATACTATCCGCAAACGGACAGTGCAACAGGTCACGGAGATCGGATGTGCTTTAGCTCTACGTGTGCTATGGCAATCAAGTATCTCCGTCCTGATGCGCTTAAAGGTAGTAATGCAGATGATGATTACCTGAGAACGGTTCTCAAATACGGTGATACAACCGAATACACCTCCCATCTCAAAGCCTGTAAGCAGTACGGTGTCCTTGCTACCTTTTCCCAGAAAGGTACTAAAGATACTCTTCTCAATGAACTTAACTGCGGGTTTCCCGTAGCAACTGGTATCCTTCACAAAGGTCCTGCCTCAGCACCAAGAGGTGGTGGTCATTGGATGCTTCTTATTGGTGAAGATGGTGACAAAGGTATCTTCCATGATCCATACGGTGAAATGGATAACGCAAACGGTGGTTATGTAACCATCGGCAAAGGTGGAAAGGATGTACGTTATAGCTGGAAGAACTGGCTACCACGCTGGGAAGTAGAAGGTAGTGGTTCTGGTTGGTACATGACATTTCGCCCTATGCAGCAATCATGATTGAAGCGTTACTTTCCGCTGCTGTAGCATTAACTGCTGGAGTTGCAGCTGTAACCAACAGAATACATTCTCGTATTAACCGTGTGCATGAACGGATTAATTTAGTAGATCAACGCATTGATAATTTTGAAGTCAAAATGATTAGTAACTTTGTCGCTAAGGCTGACTTTGAACGGGCGTTGACCAAGATTGATGCTGGCATGAACCGGTTAGACGAAAAACTAGATCGTATCCTTATGCGGCATGACTAAGAAGATCTGCACTAAATGCGGGTCGGAAAAACCTTTAGATGCATTTGCTCAATACACCGAAAAGGGTATTAAAAAACATAGAGCACGATGCAATCCGTGTAGAAATGCGGATCAAAAAGAAAGGTACAAACAAAATCCTGATGTACATCGTGCCTATTTACTTAAACAGAAATACGGCTTAACTTTAAATGATTATGATGAATTAATTGAAAAACAAGAAGGTAGATGTGCTATTTGCGGCACAGATCAACCTAATTGCCATCATAAACGTTTTGTCGTTGATCATAATCATCATACAAATGAAGTTAGAGGACTTCTTTGTTCTACATGTAATACAGGTTTAGGTAACTTTTTCGACAATCCAGAAACTCTGCTTAAAGCAGCACAATACCTTTATACAAACGGTCATTATGGCAAAGCATCAAAAGGCGACTGAAGATGCCTTTAACCAGTTGCATAATTTAGTAACTGAAGAATTTCTTCGTCGTATCAAATCTGGTGAAGCCACTACACAAGATTTAAAAGCATGTTGTGACTGGCTAGCCAAGAATGACATTAGTGGTATTGCCTACGAAGGTAATCCACTGGACAAACTGGCGTCTGTGATGCCTAAAGTAGACCCTGAGATGGTGCAACGGAGGCTGTATGGCTCGAAGCACGTCTGAGTACTACAAGAACAACCCTAAGGCACGTGAGCGCCGTCAAAAACAGCAAGCTAAGTACAACAAGACCAACAACGGTCTTAAGATCCGTACCGCTGCTAATAAGCTAAACAGAAAACTTGGTACTTATGGCAACGGTGACGGAATGGATGCATCCCATACCGGACCTGACAAAGGTAAGCTTGAAAAACCTTCAGCTAATCGCCGTCGTCCCCGTAAAGGCCAACGTTACGCATAGCAATGACACCGCTATTCCCAAGTCCTGATCACTATCTGCAAAACCTCATAACCATGACAAGTCCTGAAGCAAAACGGATGTGGCGTCAAGCCATCAAAGAACACTTCAATTGTCAATGTGTCTATTGTGGAGAAACTTATGAACTTAATGAACTTACTTTGGATCATGTTATACCTCGTTATTCTGGAGGACAAACAATCACAAGAAACTTGGTTCCATCCTGCAGGAAATGTAATCAGAACAAAGGAACGAATAACTGGCTCACGTGGATGAGGCAGACTTTTGGTAACAATCCGTCCCGTGAAGGACTAATCCTATCTCATATTAACTAATGGCAAAACAGAAAAAACCTTCTATGCTGGCTCGCCAACGTCAGCTACGTGCACAAAAGGAACAAGTTAAAAAAGCTTCATCCAAAAACCTTCCTCCTAGTGGTGGTTCTGGTGGTGGTAAAGGTGGTAAACTTGCTACTTCTGGGGATCGTCCCGGTGCTTTGACTAAATCTGGTAACGGTAAAGTTGCCGATATGCGTATTCAACCAGTACGTGTAAGGGAAGTCAAACCACAACCACCTAAAATGAGTGGCGGTAATCCGCCTAAACTGCCTGGTGGTACAAAAGAAATGGCAGGTAGTGCTGTTCGTGGTGTACTGAAAGGTACCGCTAAACAAGGTCTTAAAAAGTTTGCAGGTCCTGTTGCTACTGCAGCAGCGGCTGCTGAACAGGCTGGTAAGGTGTTTAATCCAAAAGATAACCTTGTTACCCGTATGAGGGATCTTGCTAGTTCTATTAGCAGTGGTGGTAAGGTTGGTCCTGGTCACAGCCGTTACAATCCGCCTAAGGCTGATAACGAAAAGGTTGGTCCTCCTGCTCCTACTCCAGAATCCATCAAACAATACCGCGATGAACGTGATGTTCGTCACATGGGTCAACGTGCTGCTCTTCAACGTGACTTCCCTGCTCAAAAGTCTAGCGGTTCAAGCGGTTCAACCAGTGGGGGCGGTTCAAGCGGTTCTAAATCTACCAGTGCAACTCCGTCTAAACCAGCCGTTAAACAGTCTGGTGACATGGGTAAGAACTATGAAGCTTGGACTAAAGCTAACCGTAAACTGGCTGAAAAAGTCAAGCCAGGTCAAGCCGGTTATGAAGCTATTCAAAAGGCACTTGGTAAATCTTCTTCTACTAATGGTAGCATGAAGATCCAAACTCCTGAATCTAAGCAAGGTTCTGCTAGCACTGCTGGTAAGCCTAGCTCTCAAGAAGCTTCTATTGATAAGTCTGTCAAAGAAAAGAACGTTTCTGAGTTTAAGATTCCTGAATACATGAAGCGGAAAAAGAAAACTCAATCCGCTTAATACGTTAAATATAGCCGCCCAGAGATGGGCGGCTTTTATTACTTCGTTAGAGGTGTCTGTAAGCCTCTACAAGCCCCTTTAAACCACCTTTAGGTACATTCTACCGTCTATGCCTGCTAAACGCCGTACAGCCGCTCCTGGAGCCGATTCCGTGTTAGAGTCCCTTCAACAGGACTTTAAACTATTTCTACAAGCACTTTGGGCACAGCTAGATCTGCCCTCTCCTACCCGTGCTCAATACGCTATTGCTGATTATCTGCAACACGGTCCTAAGCGTCTACAGATCCAGGCGTTTCGTGGCGTAGGTAAATCGTGGATTACAGGAGCGTTCGTTCTTTGGACACTGTTTAACAACCCAGAGAAGAAGATTATGATCATCTCCGCTTCTAAGGAGCGAGCTGACAACATGTCTATCTTTCTTCAAAAGCTAATTATTGAGACACCGTGGCTAGTACATCTAAGACCGAAGTCGGATGATGCCCGTTGGTCTCGTATCAGCTTTGACGTTAACTGCGCTCCACACCAAGCACCGTCCGTCAAATCAGTCGGTATTACGGGTCAGCTTACTGGTTCACGTGCTGACTTGATGATTCTCGATGACATTGAGGTACCTGGTAACTCGATGACTGAGATGATGAGGGAGAAGCTCCTTCAGTTGTGTACCGAAGCCGAATCAATCCTTACGCCTAAGGCTGATAGCCGAATCATGTATCTCGGCACACCACAGACAACCTTTACCATCTACCGTAAACTTGCCGAACGTAACTACCGCCCCTTTGTTTGGCCCGCTCGTGTACCTCGTAAATTATCTAATTACGAAGGACTTATCGCTCCTCAACTCCAAGAAGACATTGATCAAGGAGCTGAACCGTGGTCAGTAACCGACCCAGACCGCTTCCAAGACGATGACCTTTTGGAACGTGAGGCAGCAATGGGTAGGAGCAACTTCATGCTCCAGTTCATGCTTGATACGAGTCTTAGTGATGCAGAAAAGTTCCCACTTAAGTTCCAAGACCTTATCGTTACCTCCGTTAACCCGACTCAAGCGCCGGATGCTGTTGTGTGGTGCAGTGACCCTCGTAATGTTCTCAAAGATCTGCCTACGGTTGGCTTACCGGGTGATTACTTCTACTCCCCGATGCAACTACAAGGAGAGTGGGGTCCGTATCAAGAGACCATCTGCTCCGTTGACCCATCCGGTAGAGGTACAGACGAAACAGCCGCCACGTACATAAGCCAACGTAATGGTTTCCTTTATGTTCATGAGATACGGTCGTATCGAGATGGTTACTCCGACAACACTCTTTTAGACATTCTTAGAGGTTGTAAAAAGTACAACGTCACTAACCTTGTCATTGAGACAAACTTTGGTGACGGTATTGTCTCCGAATTGTTCCGTAAACACATCCAGCAAACCAAACAAAACATTGGTATTGAAGAAGTAAGAGCTAACGTCCGTAAAGAAGAACGCATTATCGACGCTCTTGAACCCATCATGAACCAACACCGACTTATCATTGATCGTAGTGTTGTTGAATGGGACTACAACTCCAATAAAGACGATCCACCGGAGAAAAGATTGCTGTACATGCTCTTCTACCAGATGAGTCGTATGTGTCGGGAGAAGTTTGCTATCAAACACGATGACCGACTTGACTCCCTAGCTCAAGGTGTTAAGTACTTTACCGACGCTATGGGTATCTCCGCCCAAGAAACGGTAAAACAACGAAAAATGGATGAGTGGAACGACATGCTTCAAGCCTTTATGGATGACCCTCAATCCGAAACAAACCACCTTGTTTTTGGCATGAATATGGACCAAAAAAGACAAGCTCGGGGAAACTCTCAAAACGGTGTCCCCACCTGGGTTTAAGCTCTAATCCGGGCCGTATACAGGGGGGAGGGAAGGGTGGACCCAATCTCCTGTAATTGGGGAAGACAATCATTAAAGACAATCTTCCCCTTTTCCTACAGTAAACCGAATAAGGTTTTATTTTTCCTCCCCATTAGACAAAATACGGTTATTTCCGTTTTACTACTGTATGCTTACCTCCACTCCACATTCAGTTAACCTCATTCACCTTACTCCTAAAGCTGAAGAACTAATCAGTTATATGGCTAGAGTAAGTAATCCAAGTAATCAAACCAACACTCAGACAAGTGCTAGGTTGATTAAGTACCTCATCGAACACTCCCATTGGTCACCGTTTGAGATGGTGAACATGTGTGTTGAGATAAGTACCACACGGTCTATAGCAGCACAGATCCTTCGTCACCGTTCATTCTCTTTTCAGGAGTTTAGCCAACGGTATGCCGATGCTTCACAGCTTGGTAATCCGGTTGAACCGCAACTCCGTCTTCAAGACAGTAAGAACCGCCAAAACAGTATTGAAGTAGAAGATGAAGACCTGTTCCTTAAACAAGAAGTAAAGCAACTCTTTAAACATTCAGAGTTGGTCTACAAGAAACTGCTTGAAGCCGGAATAGCTAAAGAATGTGCAAGAGAAGTTCTTCCCCTTTCTATGCCGACTAAATTGTACATGAATGGAACAATCAGGTCTTGGTTGCATTACTGTGACCTTCGTACCGCTCATGGTACGCAAAAGGAACACGCCAAGATAGCCGGTCAAGTACAAGATCTTCTTTATCAACACCTACCTAACGTATGTGAAGCGATGTGGAACAAAAACAACGAGTAAACGAGTTGACTCTACGACTGAATGAGTTCAAAACTCTTTACAAAGCCTGGAGTAGAGGTATCCCCTGGTGGGATCACCTCCTTCTTGGTCTTTTGTATTGGCTAGAAGAGAAGATTATTGATCACCGGATTAAAGTAGAGGTAGATAAAGCGGTTGAAACGGTTGAATTACCGCC